ATCCATACTTCCTTCTTCAATACCATTTGACTCACGCCTCGCCTTATTCAACCAATCTCTTGCGGTTGTATATGATTTGGCAATCTTCTCTGCCCAAATCATATCTTCAAGTTTTACTTCTTCATTATTGGCAATCCTTTTACAAATAAACTCTAACCTGAGGCGATATTGCGTAGAAAGCATACAAATTCCTTTCACCACTATGGATTATTTATGATCGACCCTTTTGAGCAAATTTTTGGCGGAGTTTTTTTTCCGACTTTTTTGTAACTAAAAAGTGAATTTCGATTTGGGAAATAAAAAAGGGGATCCTTTTCAGGACCCCCTTCTGTATCAGAACTCTTCGTTGGCGAGAGAGTCAAAGTAACTGTAGGTGTCATCGCTGGCACCCGAGGAGCTGAGTGCATTCAACTCTTCCTTCATTGCTTGAGGGACAGGTGCAGGAGCACTTGCTTGATACTCAGCAGCAACGTCGTTCTCATACTCTTCACGATCGATGCGAGGAGCCCCCTTGAGCACGAGGTCAAGACGCTTCTTCAGTTCATCATAGGACTTGAAGTTCTTAGCATCAGTGAACTCATTCAGGTCATGGATCTGGTTGTAGATCTTTTCCAGTTCAGAGTCATCGAACCCACCGAGAACACCAGGGCGACCGAAGACAGAGGAATCATAGTTCCAATAACCAGCAACCTTCTTGATGCGAAGGTTGAAGTCAGCACCTTGCCAGAAGTCAAAAGGATTGATGGGTTCTTCACCTTCAAACTCAGGTTGCATTGCTGCAATGATCTTGTCGTGGATCTTCTTGCCGTACTTGTAAAGGAAGACACGACCTTCGTTTTGAGGATTAGCAGAATCCTTGATCACGTAGATGTTGCTGTAGTAAGACAGTTTACGCTTCTGCTTACGAGCAACCTCTTTGTCAGAGTCAAGACCGCTGTTCCAAAGAACACGGTTGAGTTCGCTGACGGGATCTTGCTGACCAACAGTGGTCAGAGAGTTCTCAATGTACCAGGATCCAGTAGGACCTTGGAAAGCATGAGAATAAACCTTTGCCCAAGGCATGTCATTGCCTTCAGCAGGAGGGAGGAAACGAATCAGGGCATTGCCGACGCCATCTTTGCCCATGGCAGGTTTCCAAATGCGATCATCAATGTACCCAGTAGAACCCTCTTCTTTCTTGAGTTCTTGGTTCAGCTTTTGCAGCAGGGAACCTTGGGTCTTGAGAGATGCGAAAGACATTTAATTTTCTCCGTATTGAATGGATTTGTTGGATTGTGTCGTATTGACTGGATTATCATAACAGATGTGTGAGGGTCTGTCAAGGGGTTATCAGTCCAAATCTTGGTCTCGATCCCTCAAAGTTTGGACTGCAGAACGTGCTACTTTAAAAATCTCAGGTCCCAACGCAAAGGATGGGATTCCCATGGCATCAGCAGCGTCCCTAAAGTTCTTCTTAATTAATTCGCTGTCATCATCATCACAAAGCATTACCCTGGTGTAAAGAAGTTCTTGCTTCTCTACAAGAGAGTCCATATCATTATAAAGTTCTTGTCTCTGATCAGCATCAAGATCCGCAAACTTTCTGATTCGCTTGGAAGTTGAGTCGTAAAGTTCTTTCATAACGATAAGTTCTTTACGAACAATTTCCGATGAGAATAAGTTTGTGTTATTCATACCTTACTAGAAATTATTTCCTTTGCCTTGAGAGTGTCAAAATTCACAAAGGCAGCATACTTTTTGACTGTTTTGGATAGTGACTTCCATACTACATCATTAGCTAATATGCTATCATAACGTGTAGAGTATTTAGTCATCCTATCTAAGATCACTAATGTCTCTATCATGATATGACCACCCAGATACATTTTAATAATACCTGAGTGTTGCATATTGGTACACTGCAATGCCGTATTGAGAGTTTCATATCTCGCCAATATGGATTCGATATCTTGACCAAAAAGATAAGTCATACTTTGCTTCTTTCTATTCCATTCAATCCAGTTCTCTTCTTTCATCTCTTTGATGTAGAAGTTTGAATTGACTAGAAAGTTAGAAACAAAGTATTCTAGGACTTCGTTTTGATTGTACTTACTACCTAATTTTTCAAAGAAATAACGATCATTTCTTTGATTGAACTTCTCTTCAGAAGTTCTTGTCTTACCACCATACCTAAAGAAATCATACTTATCTGTAGTGAAATGAGATTTAACTGCCAGATAAACAGAGTACACATCGAAAGCAGACATAATTAGATTGGCAAAACTCCTTTGGTTGTTTTCTTAATGTAATTAAGACGGGTTGCTTCAGCTTTAATCTTTTCTTTCAAAGATGGTGCAATCAGTTTGACTACACTCTCAACTTCAATGTCCTTTGTTTCACAATAGTCAACAATAGCATCAATATAATTGATGGTTCTTTTACTATCTTTAACTATGTTCTCAATGGTCATTGAAAACTTATTTTTATCCATAAAATTGTCATCAATTAATTCATCTATGTTTTTACCTGGTTTCATGGGCATCTTTATACTCTGCAATGTAATCTTTTAGCAGAGGCACGTAATCCTCAGGGTCTTTAACAAAGACCTGAGTGAAACCATTTTGGCAGGTAATTAGAGTAACGATCTGTTCGACCTTGATACCAGATCGTTCTTCATACATTTTAGCATACCCTGTCTCTTGAACAAAATAGTTCTCAATCCAGGATTCTTTCTTCTCTTTGGAAGATGTTTTAAAATCAATGATTGAAAGTTTGCCTTCAAACTCTGCAATACAATCTACTCTACCAGCAATGCCAAATTCGTGGCTATAAAGAGGTGCCTCTTGAAAGTGAATGTTGTCGATCTTACTCAGCATCTGCTTTGCTTGTTTGAAAAGCAGTACTGGAAGGAACTTATCCTTGTACTTGTCAAGGTCTAAGTTATTATTTAGGTAATCTTCGACTATACTATGTAGAGTGGTTCCAGCAGACGCTGCTCGAACAGAGATCTTGTTTGCTTCTTCCTCTCCTACTCGTGCTCTCCATTCTGCAATGGACTTACGCTTTCGGAAAGAACAGATGGTAGAGATTGAAGGATAAAACATCTCACCAACGGCGTAAACTCTTTTACCATCAACAGTTTGTGCTTTCAGGTTATCAAGAGTCACGCCCATATCAACGTGATTAAACATTAGGCAAATCCAAGGTGCATTTTACTGAGAATGTAACTCTTAATCAGACCACTTCTCACAATATCATTGACATTAAATTCAATGCTTGCAAACTCATCCATAACCTCAAGGATCTTCATGAAGTCAAGGATGCCATTCCTCTCGTTTGTTTTAACGAGGTCAGTTTGAAGTGCATCACCTGCAAAGATGATCTTACAATTCTCACCAACACGAGTGATGATAGAGTCCAGTTCGTGGAAGTTCAGGTTCTGGCATTCGTCAACGATAACGATTGCATTGTCCAGAGTTGTACCACGAAGGAATGATGTGCTCCAGAAGGAGATAGTTTCTTGTGCCTTCAGATTGTCATACAGCATATCGAATGCTGGATCATCAGGCATCTTGAACATGTACTTAACCATGTTCTTATAAGGGATCTGATAAAGGTTTGATTTATCTTCATGATCCCCAGGAAGGAATCCAATTTCTCTGGTAGGAACCAGAGAGCGTACCATATAAAGTTTTTCGTAAGGAGATGTGCCAGAAAGAATTTCTTTCAGTGCCAGATACATTGCGATAAAGGTTTTACCAGTACCTGCACACCCATAAAGGAAAAGATTCTTACCATTCTCATACGCATCAAATGCTGTAGTTTGATTCTCGGTAAGAGGTTCAATCTCTTTGAGATGATCAACATTGATCGGTTTCTTACGTCTCATTTGCTTAGGAGTGCTGTTGACAAAATCGAACTGGTTGTCCTTTCTTCTTCTTGGCATAAAATTAGTAGGTGTCGATGTTAGAACCGTAGTTTGCTTTCTTGATTGACTTCAGAACGTCTCTGAATCCATCAGGAACTTTGTTTCGGATACCCACATCAGCAACAACACCAGGGAAATTCCCATGGTATTGCTCAAGATGAGGATTATCTTGCTTGTATTTATCGAGCTCAGTGAAACTCATGCGAACTTCAATGATCTCTCCAGTTTCTTTATTTCTGAAATCATACAGAGGCATCGATCCACTCCAATGCAGTTGCTACGATAGGAAATTGCTCAGAGAAAACTTTCTTACACTCGTTAGCAATGTCCATGTGCTCTTTCTGTGTGCCATGGGCAGAACGCAATTCAATGTAGTGAATCCATGAACGAACTGATCCCGTCATGTAAATCCTGGTGGGAACTGCTAGGGGAAGCACAAAACGAGCACACTCCTTTGCAATTCCCATTTCAAGCATGTGCTTGTAGATGTCCATGGCACTCTGGAAGTGTCGCTTGATGGTGATCTCAAGTTCTTGCTTCAAGAAAGGATCAACATCATCGATAGAGTTCTGGCGGTTCTTATGATCTTGGGAACGAAGATCAAACAGAGGGATCTCATCTGCCAACATAGAACTGTCAGCATACCGCTGGGAAAACTCTTGGAATGTAAATGAACGGTGACGTAAGATCTGAGCTGCCAGTCCCCTGGTGGTCTCAATCTCAAGCGTCATGTGTGCCTGCTCAAAGACGCTCCAATGCTGGTGTTTGATACAATAGGATAAAAGACCCGCAACCTTTGGATTTTCTTGGTTGTTAGGGTTGCTAACACGTGCCACATACCCCATCGTCTTTTCAGCATCAGGGGTAACACTAATCAATTTAACTTGCATAATACGCTTGATAATACTTTACGATACCATTTGGGAGAGCATGACCTTGGGAAACCCAATCATTACAACATTCAGTAATTGATTGCATACTATAAAGAGGTTCACCATTGTCGTCTGTTAAACCTCCAAATCTATTGAGGAGGATTGTGTAAACTTCTTGGCGTAATTCCATACGCTCGTCGTTGTAGCGCCAATCTTCGTTCATTTCTTTTTCTTAGTAGTGTTTCCCCAAAGTTTCGGATTAACCATACCATACCATTTCTCCATTGTCAAGATCTTACCCCCTAGGGGTTTGAGGAGATCATAGTAGGCATCAAATACTTTTACGTGCTTAGGTCCAGCAACATGATCGTGCTTAATCACACCATCAATTTCATATGTTACTAGAACTGCATTATTTGGCCATTCTTTTTTATCAATGCTTTCAGGAATACAATCATGAGCAAAAACTACCACGTCATACTGTGATCGCAGTAGTTTTTTATCTTGCTCAGTTAGATTGAATTGCATCGATGAGTTCTCTAATTCTTCGTTCACAGAATCCTGGGTTTGACAGTCGGACTCTGTGGTAAGTTTCTTGGACATTATGCTCCTCCTGAATGCACTTGTTAATCATGTAAATCACTCGATCTTCATTAATAATGTTCACTATTAGGAATCACTCCATTTAATCTCAGGAAAAGCTTCTTTAACTACAGCATGTGTAATTCTGAATTTAGATTGAAGTTCTTTGTCTTTGACTAAACAAACAATCTCTGCTTCAGATTCGTGCAGACCCTCAAGAAGTTGAATGAACAGTTGCTCTCTCTTCATACGAGAAAGAGTATTGGCACCCTTGATAAATCTCCAGAGATTACGTGATTCTCTTTCAAGAACAGTATGCTCTGTCCCAATAGGTGCATCATTTTTATTGTATGGCACTTCCCCTTCAGGGAGATCCGAAGTAATGTTGGGATCAAAGTTCCATTTCAAAACGGAACGAAGTGCTTGAGTGTTATTCTCTTTGAGAATCTTAATCTTTTCTGCTTTGGTTTTGGCGTTGGATGCCTTTTTAATGACTTCAGAAATCAATAGTTTCATGAGTAATACAAAAATTCGTATGTTTTTATTTAGTCGTCATCTGAATCTGGAAATGGATCCATATCAAATGCATCGGATGGTTCAAATTCTACGCTAACAAGTTTAGCAATTTGAAATGGAATTAGATTGCCTTCACTATCCATCATTTCTGGATGTGGAGTAATAGTTGCAACCTCTTCTTTGTCCTCAACAAGAATTGCTTGCAATGTTTCTCGGAAATCGTCGTAATATGCATTCGCTAACCACCCAAAAATAAATCCAATGAGTGTTCCACCAATAGTCATGATAACGGACAGAGTTAAAACTACTGCGGTGTTCATTTCCTTGCCTCCCGTTGGCACTAATTCCTCTTTGTCTAGGTCAACATCTTTCTTGACCTTACGTAAACGCATAAACTCATCTCCTTTATTTATTGAGGACTCGTTTACGTTTGTTTTTTGTTCCAGGTTTTCTTCCTGGTCTTCGTTCTTTTTCATACTTCCAGGCATCCTCTAGTATTTTGTACAGATAATCTTTAATCTTCCTTGCATTTGGTTTGCTCAAATAACCATATGCTTCCTTTGCAATCTTATCTTTACCTTTAATGTAAAGTTCAAGTTCAGTTACAATGTTAGATATGCTTTCTGCAGTTGGACTTTCAATGAATGCAGTCATGTCTCTTCTAGTAAACTTAGATGACTTTACATAGGTGTAAAGATTGAACAAGAACTTACCATCAAAGGCAGCATCAATTGATTTTTCAACAAGGAGATAAATTTCTTCTGTAGGTTCCATTAGATAAGATTGTTTTCTTGGAAGTAGTGCAGCGTGTCTTTGAATCCTCCAATGTGTTTGGTGTTGATAGAAATCTGAGGGAACGTAGCACCCTCACCAAACT